CTTCGAGCAGGTCAGCGCTCGATACATACAGCACGCCATTCTTAGGCTTGGCTGCATTGACCATTACTCCGACTGAAAGACCGGTACGGAGTTCTTCTGAGGCTTCGATGAGGGCATCTGTGCCACGGGATGATTTAGAAATCTTGAACGATGCAAAGATGCCGTCCTCGGTCTCATTAAAGAATTGAGCACGGCCAATTGGCTGCTTAGGATCGTGCTCCAGTAGGAGCTTCACTTTGCTTGAATCAGCGATGTTAATTGCGCCGCGCTCAAAGACTACGGCTCCGGCAGATGTGTTTCCGACCTCGCCGTTAAAAGGAACGATCTTTCCAGAGATAGTGCGCTCCGACGCATCTGCTGTGAGTTCTGCTGAGAATGTGAGCATCTCTTTCATTGCATGCCTTCGCTTCCATTAGGTGTTAGGTCTGTCATCTCCATGGCCTGTTCTTGAGTGATCAACTGGAGATCAAGTAGTTCACGGATGATTGAAAGTTCTTTGAGTGGATCTGTTCGCAGATAGTTGCTATCAAGATCGAATTTCACGATGTTGCCACGAGCTGTGATGTCATCCATTGAGAGACGATCCTCTATTGCGGATACGAAAGGCTGCAAGGATAGTGTTAGGAATTGAAGCCTCTCGTCTTGGACGTTGGCATAAGTCATCGTTGTATTCTGATCTGCTGAGACGTAATAAGGCGGGACGTTGCAAAGGCGAGCAATCTCAGTAGCAAGGTTCTGGATTGCCTCGTTGTACATCATGTCCTTAGGGCTGAATCCGACTGTCTCATAATTAAGAGTCGATGTCAGATAAGCCGTGGAACGATTTTGGCGGGCTGATTTCCATGCTGCAAGTAATCCTTGGACTTCTACAGGTGGTAAATCTGCGCCAGTATTTTTGAGATACCCAGACGCCATTGGAGTTGCAGCAGCTATGACAGAAGCCTTCTGGACATCCAGAGCTGCGCGGATAGTCGATGTGCCTGTGTTGAGAATGCCATCGCTAAGTGACTGAAATGTGATCAAAGATCCTAAGCCGTCCATTGGTACTGTCGTACCATCGATGGCGTAAGACTTAACGAAGACATTGTCACGATCAAGTGTTGCAGTTACGCGGCTGTTAGCGATCCACTCGAATCGAGATGGACGCCCGTCTTCTTGATAAGTCTCTACTACTTGCCAGAATGCCTGTCCGTAGAATAGAAGTGAATCAACTGTGTAGGCAATAGTTACTGATCGAGGCTGTGAGTATGAAGGCTGATCGAGCCATAGTGGCTTGCCTAATTCTTCGCCTGTTGACTTCTTGTATAATTCAAGTGGGATCGTTCCGATAGTGCCAGCGAGAAGGTTGCGGCATCGAGCTAGTGCCGGAACTCCCATTGCCTCTGTGCGTCCGACGTAAGCGAACTGGAACGGCATTGCATAAGGCGAATACTCACCTAGAACCTGCGGTGCGTATTGCGCTTCGACATTGGCCTTCGGTGTTGCACCTGTAAGGCGCGAGAGGATACCCATAGATGGCAATTATACACTACATGTTGTGTTATTCGGTGTAGATAGCCGCAACCTGTTGTGGCTTTAATAGCATCGACACGACCATGGCGAGACCAATAGGCGCGGAGATATCGCCTGCACTCTTACGCTTTACAATGCGCCATGATGAGTCATTAACTTTAGCCGCGCAGTTATTCATCTGCTGGATCAACTCGGCTTGGCCGTTATGGACTACGCGATGATTGACTAGACCATCGAGAAGGTCAGAGCAAGCCTGATAGAACTGCTGGCCTGAAACATCTTGAACTACCTGACCAGCATTGGCTAATCTTTCAGCGATCGATTGCGTTGCGTACTTGTCGTAGCAGATCATCTTAGGTCGATATTGATCAGCCCATCCCTTGATGTCAGCTGCGATCTTGAGATCATCTACCGAGACTTGTGACTCCCATGTCTGGATGATGCCCACTCCGATTCTTCCATCACCCATAATCTGACCAGCGACGAGGCTCGCATTGCGGCGAGATGGAGATACATCGAAGCCAAATACTGTATAGCCACCGATCGGAATCTGGAGCGTGGAGTCGGAGGTTTCCTCAAGTACGCCATGAGGCCATGGACTTTGTAGAGAATCAATCCATTGACATAGAAGCTCAGTCCTAGTGTCTTCAATTTTGTTAGTTGCCACAGCTTCTTCAAGTGCTTCCTCCGTTATCGTGTAACCGAGTGCAGGGTTGGCTAGTGCCCATCCATTGCGGTCGGTGATCTTGCAGTATTGCGGTGCTGAGTATTCATAGAATCCGAATGACTTAGGCGGTGACTCAAGCGCACGCGTTCTCAAATTATTAAGGGTCTCTGAGAATGCATCGCCAGCGTTACTACTTAGAAAGGTCTGGCTGTTAGCCCTTGCACGAGTCGTAGGGATCGCAGCTGTGTAACCTTCCTTGCTTATCTCTCGGACTTCATCGATCCAAAGAAAGTCAGCTGTGCGTCCACGAGATGAGTCACGAGTATCAGAAACTAGATCTAAGGTAGCGCCATTAAGTAGCTCTATGCGTTCGCCGCCGTTGGCATATCGGATGGCTTTAGTACCGGCCTTTAAGGAAGGCGTGTTCTCGATGATCCATGCAATCTCTCTAAAGGTCATCAAGGCAGTCGCTCGGTTGGAAGACATGATCAGATGTTTCATCTCGCCGCCGTAAAATAGACCCCAGATCACTCTCATGCGGCCTAAATGGGACTTACCATTCTGGCGTGCCACGAGTAGCAGCGATGTCTTGCGAATGTACATCCCTTTAGCGTCCACGCGCATCATGTCATCTAAAACCCACTTCTGCCATGGCAGTAACGGCATACCTAGATCATCTGCAAGCTTGGCGATCTCATCTGAGCGTGTCTTGCCCTTGAGAAGTGGACTGTGAAGCCTTGCCTTGGTTGCCCCTCGTAGCGGCTGCTTACGAGCTGCCACTAGTCAGGACTGTCTGTGACTGGTCGGGCTGTAAAGGGACTGTCCGGCATCGTTCTGGACTGCATCGGGTATATATTGCCAGAAAAGACAGGGGGGGTGGACTGTCGTGCTAAAAAACTGCCTTCTGACCTGCTTCCTTTCTTGCTATTGCAGCTAGTGCAACATGCCACGAGGTTATCGTAAGCAATAGGATCTCCACCTTGAATGATAGGTATGACGTGATCGACTGTAGTTGCTGGTTGCATGCAGTAGAAGCATGACCATTGGTCACGTTGTAGTACCTCTAAGCGCCTAGCCTTATAAGCTCTAGTCCCTCTAGGATCACCACGCTTTGTACTCATTGCCATCCCTTAGTCTTTAGATGTAGTAACGCACCACAATAGTGTGGCTCATCATAGACTGTCCATCCATAACGATAGCCCACATAATGCCAATACATCCAGAACTGCTTAATAGGTGTTGATCTCTTAAGGCTCTCACTCTTCATCTGGTATAGCCCATATACCTGCTTAGTGCCGGACTTATTACCTACTGCTTTATAGTCCCATCTACTCTCTCGATAGATGATCTCATCATGACATGCTAACTGCTTATCTGTTAGTTGGTAATCAGCTTCTTGTTTAAGCTGTTGAATTGCTAGGTCATTCGCCTTAGCATCTAGTGGCATAGCCATAGATAGAGATATCCCAATAGCGAGTGCTACCACGCGAGCTAGCCCTATCGGGCTCGCGTTGAGCCCCTGATGGGCTCTAGCCCTGAGAGTACCAGTCATGTCAAATACCTTCATGTGTAGCCTTTCCCATAATCTCACTATGTGGAATGTGAATTAGATCACAGTTATCTATTGTCAGTTGAATAGAATCCAGTACCCTTAAACGATACCCCTATAGAGCTATAGACCTTGCTCATCGATGAATGGCAGAACGGGCATTCCAGATCATGAGGCTCGTGGATTGACATCCACTTCTCTATCCTTGCATTACTCTCGCAATGCTCGTTATCGCACTCGAACTCATAGGTTGGCATCTGGATCGACCTCACATGTTCTGCATATCTCGGTGAATGACCATACGCCACACATCGTGCATCTCATAGGTTCTAATTGTCTCAGATTATCCTTAAAATCCCCGTAACCTGCCTTGAGCAATAGATCGACCAGATCACCAAGTCTCATGAATGCAAGGTACTCACTAGGAGCCTTCTCCCCTTGACCATTCAATCGACTCACTACGATAGGCAAGTCACCAGCTTTACTTGCCCTCTTTGTGACCTGATCGATCCACGCCTTTGGCTGGA